CATCGGCGATGTATATCACGTACTTGAGGTTCAATTGGTTTTCAAACATATACTTTTTGAATGATGGAACGGAAAGCACTACATCTACCCACCCATTGTAGAAGGAACTATGCCATTTTACTTTTGGATAATTCTTCTCGGTAGTAAGCGGGCGCATTACGGGCACGATAAACTTGGTGATTTTCTTTTCCTTGCAATGGGCTTTGAGAGTTTCGACGTTGTGAATATCGGAGAAAAATGGTAATTCTAAGGTTAGTTCCTCTTTTAAGGTGTCGCCCCAAGTGGTATTGATGTATACTTTATCGACAAAACCTTGTTTATTGGGCACTCCTAATCGACAATGAGGGGCTTGTTGGCGTTTTATCGAAACAATTTTCTCGAAGTTGGGTGCGAGTAGATACTCGACAAAAGCAATGCCGTAGGTTTCAAAGTCCTCGATAATCTCCGCCATTGTAACATCCCAACGGCACGCTTTGAAGAAGCTATCAATATCAGGGAAAGCCGTACGCAGGCGTTCTCTGGTAGTTACTCCTTTTTCACTTTCTATATCTTGGTAGAGGCGGAAGCCCAAACCATAGTGAGCAGAGATGAGCACCTCCAAGCCTCCAATAGCCGCACCCGTTTTGTTAAGTTTCTTAGTGAACTCCTGCGGGTATAGGTTGTTGTCGCCCCAAGAGGAATACTTATCGGTGTCGTTTGAGTCCTTTTGTGTTTTTGGGGTAGAGAGGTTTTGCTTATCGGAGCCGAAAATAACAGCCGTTTTGGAGGCTGAAAGCATATAAAAATCTTTATCAATTTGTTTCATTGTATTTATTTGTCAATTAGTAAATTACTTCTTTTCCATTAAAAGCCACAATAAAGAGAATGCAGATTTTCTTAATCGTGCCGTTGTGTAGTTTGATATTACGGGTTTTATTCTCCCAGTGGTTAGGGTTCTTTTCAAAATATTTCTTATTACGCGGTTGCTGCATTAGGGTTGCTCCGTGATAAGTACAGAGTTTACCTCCGAATCGATTTTGTTTGTTATAAGTACGTACGGTAATGCTGAATGGCACGGGTTTTTTACATTCGTCGAGTTTGCGCATTTCGGCGAGAACGTCTTTTAAAAATATTTTTTTACTATTCACTTTTTAGCATTAATTAGGGTAGGGCAAAGGTAAGAGGTAGGTATAAGATAGGAAAGGACAGGTGTAATTCTCACAAAATAAGATATAAATAATTGAAAGTGAAGAGTTAGGAGTGTGCAGGCGTGCTCTGGCACTCATTGAGCGAACGAAAACCCCATCGCCGCCTTAATTGTTTTTACAATTTGAAAATAGAATTTTGGAGCGATATATGATGAGAGTTACGAGTTGTACGAGTGGAGAGAAAAAATAAAAGCAGAGGCACACAATAATATAGTGTGCCTCTGCAGGTGTTAAATTAAAGACAGTAATAATGCTTACTGTGTTATGGTACTTGCTGCGCGACGTATACGTTCAGCAATGTCGTATAGAGCTCCTTGTAGTTGTTGTTTCTCAATATCGGTAAAACCTCCTTCTCCTCCATTACCGTCACGACCGTGAAGTTTATTGTATATCCACGATGAAGATTTGCCAAAATAATCTTGAGCTATTTGTCGCCAAGATACATCTATCATAATATCATCTAATTGTTGCATCATTGTGAGCTTCTTTTGTTTTGCTACTACTTCCATATTAAATCATTTTATTATTGTTAAGATAGAGCCCCCTAAGGGGCTCTTTTTAATCTCTATCTAATAGCCTCGCTAATAATTCATAGATATAGGCTAACAGATTTCTTGAACCATTGGGATAAGCTCTTTTGTAATTTCTAATCGCTTGGATAAGGTCCCATTCTTGTTCTGTGAGCTCTTGGCTCGTTGTCAATTCTTCTTGCATAATTACTTCATTTAATTTAACGATGCAAAGATACTGCGAATTTTCGTAGTATCCAAATTTTTTAGCAACTTTTTTTCATTTTTTTTTAAATTTTTCTCTTGAAGTATAATTCTTGGGAGGACAGGTTTTGAAGGTTATTACACTGTGGTAATAATAAAACTGTCGTGATAGCTGTTATCGAGCAGGTAGGCATATTTCCACCATAATAGATAGTCGAAACAGTCGGATAGGTGGGTAGCGTGCTCTTGTGGTATGGTAGAGGAGCGTTCGCTACTTTTATCTTTCTCAAAAGCATCTTCCTTCTGTTTTACGGCAGCGTTCTCCATTGAAACAATGAGGTTAGGACAGTTGTCTTCATTGATGCGCACGAAGGGCAGGGCGCGGTTGTTTTCCTCTAATATCTCGTTGATAAGGCGGAATTTGAGAATATGGCTTGGGTTATTGCTGTTAGGAGTCTTGTTATACACCTGCCAGCCTGCTGTACGTAGCATATCCTCCACATCTTGGGCGAGGGTGGTCTTACTGTTAGCCTCACTTTTAAATCCCGAACGGTCGTGGTATAGGAATATCTTATTGCAAGTAGCGCGGTGGGGTTCGTAATAGTCTATGATTTTCTTTATCAAATCTGAAAGTTTGAGAGGATTTTTGACAAAGAAGTCTTTCAGTATTGTTATAGTGTTGGCTACCTTGCTCCATTGGGCTACAATACCACAGTTGATACGCCCACCGAAGTCGAGCGAGAGTTCGAGGGGTACTCCTCTTACTAAATCGTTGTCGTAGGTGCAGGAGGGGGTGAAGCTCTGCGAGAAGTCTTGCAGGGCGGTAGTGTTGTACTGGTACTTGTAATAATGCTTGTCAGCGCTGAGTTTGGCATAGAAGCCATCTGTTACTTTACCAGGGCGTTTGTTTAGAATTTCGGCATTGAAGAGTAAATCACTTACGCGTTGCTCGTACATTTCTTGTATCCATCCTGGTTTAAGGTTCTCCACATTCACATAGGCATTAGCTTTGATAAACTTGTATTCATTAGGCTTAGCTAATGCCAGCTTCTCGCGGGCGGTGAACCACTCACCTGTTTTGGAAAGAGCAACAGAGGAGGTGAAGATAGTGGCATTCAGTAGGCTTGCTTTGTTAAACTCTATCTTCTTAGCGCGGTTAGTGGTAAGTACATTATTGAATAAGCGATCGTGCTCAAGGAGTGCTGCCTCGTCACCAATGACTGTGTAGGAGTTCAACCCTCGTCCACTATTGGGGTCATCCAAAGAAACGAGTACCAGTATAAACCCATTAGAGAAATGCACTACATTACTCCACGAGTCAGGAGCTTGGAAAGGCTTTGCAAATCCGAGAGCCTTGCCATTACGCCCTACCACGTAGTCTACATCTTCATACAAACCAAACATTTCGAGCCCTTCTTTAGTTGAGGGGAAGGTTCGGCTCTTTATCTGTACAAAGGTAGCTCCTACAAGCACCCCCGTAGCACGAGGCATTTGGCGAACAGCTTCCTTAACAAACCAACCGAGAATGGTACTCTTACCCGTACCGCGTCCTGCCTCTATGCAGATGTTCTTCACACCTGCATAGCGGTTAGCAGCAACGGCTGCCATCTGCATAGGATTAAGGAGAATTTCCTTTACTGGCTTAATTAGAGGCTTCATCAGTAGTATCTTCAGTTATATCTTCGTATTCGGCATCCGTAGCGGGAATATCGTTAAAGTCTACCACACCCGTAGCGAGTGCAGCGCGTAGCATCTTGGCACTCTTGCGACTCATTCGTATATGGTACTCGTTGGCGGTAATCTTCTCGAAGTTGATTTCTTTCTCCTCTTTATCGAAGTTGAATAGGCGCGAGTAGGAGTCTAATGCTTTGCGGGCTTGTTCTAAATCTCTATCTTTTAAAGCCATCTGATACAGTTGCCAATAACTATCTGCCAAAATAGCACGCTCGGCATTAATATCCGATTTATCAAGCTCGCCAAATATCTGCATTGCCCACGAATAGTCGCGGTAAGCGGTAGCTTGGCTTACTTTCATCTCTCTAATATGTATCTGTATTGCTTGGTGCTTAGAGTACTTGTTGGTGAGTCGTAAGCCGTGTATATGACGGAGACGTGCCTTGATTGCCTCTTCGGCTGGGACAAGCTGAAAGTTCTCGTCAATATACGAAGCGGATATACGCTGGTAAGTGCTATCTTTGCTAAATTTAGTAATTTCCATAGGTAAGAGTTAGAAATAGAGTCCGCTTTTGAGTTTCTCCACTTGTCGGGCAGCGTTTGAAGGAACATAGCAAGCAACAGCTTCTTTCTCAAGTAACTGCTTGAGCTGTGCCAGCTCGTGACGAGCGAGTTGTTGCAGGCGTTG